CATCCCCTACATCCAAGAGAACTTCAACAGCATTTTTATCATCTTTTGATTTGACATAAAAAGGCCATATTTCCGTATTACGAGAAAGATTTAATGTAATGCTATATTCGCATGATGGCCTATCAAGATGCTTAGTGAGAATATCGCCTTGGTTATAGATCCTGCCATAGTTATATGATGGAACCAAGTTTACACTCCACTCTCTTGCAATAATGGGAGTCAATTCAACATGAATCTTACAGAAGATGTTATGAAATGCTGGACTCATTGGCACGGTAGGATCTGGCAAGTTTTTTAGTGGATCATAGATATCATCCATATGATCAGCCATCTCTTTAGCTTTAATGGGATCAATTAATTTGTTTATTTGTTTGTAGTACATCACTTAATCCTACTAAAGTTCTTCTCTTTAAAGAATTCAATCTTGCGAGCAAACTTACCTTCCAAGACTTCGCCTTTATGAGAGATAACATATACATTTGTATCGTCCCCAAGACTATATATAATTTTCATCAGATTGTCAACACCTTCAAAGTCTAATGAACTGTCAAAAGTCTCATCGAGTATCAAAAGGTTGGTTGACACTGAGTTCTTCATCTTAGCAATCATTCTCCAAGTAAAAAGCAATGCTAAGTCAATGCGCTGCTTCTCGCCCTCAGAGAATGAGTCATACGTAAACGCATCGCGATGGCGTGAGCGGATAGTCTCTTGGAAAGCCTCATCCAAATTAAAGTGGACAAAAAAGTCCAGGATCTGTAGATATTGATTACTTAGTTTATTAATAACAGGCAAATACTGCTTAATAATCTTTGTCTTGATCCCTGTATCCTTTAACATCTGAGAGAGAACTTGATTGTAGTTGAATTGCTCACTAAGTACGAGGCGGTTTTCAATCAATGATTCCGCTGATTCTGTAAGGAGATCAAGGTCACTATTTGCAGCATCTAATCCAGTACTCTGATTAGAGTCTTCTATATCTTTTTGTGTACGATCAATAGCAGCTTGAAAATTGTTGATAGATTGATTATTTGCGTGTATATCACTCTGCACTGACTGACAGTTTCTCAACATATCTTCAGCTGTTGCCAGAAGAACAGATTTCCTTTCAAAAGCCGCATCAGCATCAGTGAGTGCTGTATTGAGTCTCCGCTGCCTATCTTTTCCATCCATGATATGGAACGCTTTCGTCTCCTCTGTAATTGATTGGGTGCAAGTCGGACAGGTATCATTCTGTTCAAAGAATTTGACGTCCTTAACCAATTTCTTGATATCAGCATTAAACTTTGCTTTGAATTGGTTAAGCTCGTTGATATTTTTTGACGCCTTCTGCTTACTATCTGTGGCTGGAGATAGGTTCTTTGAAATGAACTCAGATGCGGTTGCATTCACTTGGTTAAGAGTCTTGATCTCATCCCTATGATCATCAATAAGTTTGAGCTTCTCTTCTTTTGCGCCTTTGTTAATTATTCTGACATCTCGGATGTACTTTTTTTGTGCTTCGATCTTAGTCTTGTTAACTTCACTCTGGTGAGTAACATCTTTAATCTCATCCTTCAACAATGAGGTCTTCTCTTTGAGAATACTGTTCATTTTAGAGAAGACATTTATGTCCAGAAGATCCTCGATAACATCTCTTCGATTCACTGCGCTCAACTGCATGAAAGGAACAAAAGATGAGGAGCCCAGCACAACAATCTGGTGGAAGCTCTTGTGTGTGAGCTTCAAGATGTTTTGCTCGAGGATCTTCTGGTACTCTTTAGCGTGGGATGACTGATTTATCATCGTGTCGCCACGCCAGATCTCAAATATATTTGGCTTAATACCCCGTACAATTCTAAAGTCAGAACCTAGTACATTGAATGTTACTTCAACAACTGTACCCTTTTGGTTAATAGAGTTGACTAGCTGAGCCTTACTAATGTTACGATGAGCCTTGCCGAACAAAGCAAAGCTCAATGCATCTAACATAGATGACTTACCAGCGCCATTGTGGCCTACTACTAATGTGGTATTTGCTTTACAAAAGTCAACGGTTGTATATGAGTTTCCAGTTGAAAGGAAGTTCTTCCAACGTAATTTTTGAAATGTTATCATGCTATCTCTAGGGCTTGAGCCTCTGTCATTAAGTCATTCATCTGCACTTTGATACGGGTCTTGTCGAGATCAGTATCTACTGCATCGATATAACTATCCAACAGAACGGAAGTATCTTCAACAGATATATCCTCATCATCGACATTATCTCCTAAGAACTCATTAAAGTTTTCAGCAATCTTGAGTTCAAGTATACTATGATTTTGAATACGGTCAATAAGTCTATCAAAAGTAAATGTATCGGACTTATTAATTACAACTACTTTAACAAACTTATCCACAACATCATCTAAGTTGTAGTACATATAGTCTTGCTTTGAGTCGTCATAATAGATACGATGAAATAATGTATGGGGGTTGCGAACTTCTGTTAGCTCGCGGGTCTCTGTATCAATGACATGAAAGAACTTGTTGTTGTGAGCATCACTCCAATTCATCTCCATCTGACTACCAAGATACGTAATATTGTCTTGACTAGATTTAGTATGAAAGTGACCAGATAACACTTGCTCAAACCGCTTGAAGACTGATCTATCAAGCCCGTGCTCGCATTTGATGCCACTAAGCATCTCATATCCTACAATATCAAAGTGTCCTCCAATCCAGTCGCACTTTGCATTGGCAAGAAATTCAAGACATTGCTTCTCGTTCTCATCATCCATCCATGGGACAAGACCTATCTTCAATGATCCGTATGTCATTACTTTAGGCTCTTGAATGATTGTTACCTCATTCATGTAGTGGCCCAATAGCTCTTTTAGTGAATTCAATTCACCTGTATTCTTATAGAACGTGTCATGATTACCACGGATAATATCCATAGTAATGCCATGGTCTCTTAACGGTTTAAGGAAGTGATGACGGTTGCGGTTAAGAGCACGGAAGTTAATAAACTTCCTGTTATCATAGTAATCGCCAAGGTGGATGATATGGCTAATATCATGTTCCAGAAGATAAGGGAAAAATACATCGTTATAAAATTTCTCTGCATTATCGAGAAATATGTCAGAGCTATTCCTAGTACCGCAATGTGTGTCATTTAGAATTGCCACTTTTGTCATTATATATGTCTCCAGCTAATGCACGAATGTTATCAACGACGTGGTTGTAATCTCCTACATTATACTCCTTTTTTTCCATATCGACAAGCCTTAAAGATAAAAAAAGCATACCGCGGATCTTTTGTTCAAGTTCTTCTGCTGAATGATACATCAGGTCTCCATAAAGTCTGATAAGTCTGAATCCTCATCACTTAGCTTTGGCGCCCGCTTAGCTCTTATCTTTTCTTCTTTGGTTATTGTCTTCACTGCTTCATCCACATGTCGGATTTTATCAATACGGCCGCGCAAATCATCTACAAGATTGTTGAGCACATTTAGTGCTCCAACATCACCAGCATCAGCAGCAGTGTATGCTTCAAATCCAGATGAGGTAATATATTTTAATTTAATTTCTTGTTGTTTCTTTTCTTTCTCAATCCGGCGAAGAAATGCATACCAGCTGATTTGTGTAAAGTATGCAAATGCATTAGGTTTACCTGTTCGGGTTGCCGCTTCTATGTTATAGTTTTCAATAGCTTTGAGGCAATTCTCTACAGCATCCATCACCATCTCTTCTCGATAGGTATATCGAATAAAGTTAGATTTGTGAGATAAGCCCTCTGCAATTTTGAGAAAGCAACTCGCAATGTAATTTGTAACGATTGGTAGAGTTGTTTCTGTATCTTTGGCTTTTTTAAGATCTGTACAGTAATCAACAACTGCCCATGAGAACTCTTTGTTGTTAACATAATGTACGCTTTGTTTCTTAGCCATCAGTTTCAATTCCTATTCATGTTGTATGTTAGTTTACACTATAAATTATTCTTTTACAACAGTCAATTCGCTTGTTGACCTATTTGTAAAATCTGGTATAATAAGGTATCGCCTTACAGTGGGCAGTATATCATTTTACTAGAAAGCCAATCCTCGGGTCATCTAACAGCCCATCAGCATCATCGTGCGATTCAATAAACTCAAAACCGTGCGATTCTTTATATTGTTTTTTTACACCCAGATCAGAAGCCCATACAGGAATTAGATGATCATACAAAGGGTCACTAGAAGGTCTCAAATGTATTTCAATTATACTGTTGCCAATAAATTCAACATTAATATCTTGTACATCACTTAGATGTTTAAGTGTATCTTGGGGCAGCTGTGGTATATAGGACGATTTCTTCCACTCAATAAATTGTGTGAGATTATGTCGAGTGTTAAACCCCTGATAACACGAAGTTTGGACCCACTCACCACCAGTCTTATGATTTACCTTAAATGTATAATCTACAGAGTAATGATTTCCAGTTAGATACTCACACCAAAAGTATCCGGGTTGGACAGTGTGAAAGTCGCCAGCCAAGAGATCCTTAACTTCTGCTCCTACACCCATGCCAGAGAGATTGTATACAGGTCGCACAACGTACGTTCCATCTTCTGGTATATCAACGCCAGCTGGTCCACATTTATATCCAAACAATTCTGCAACATATAGTTTGTTAAACCACTTACGATGTCGTGGATATTTTAAATAGACATCTTCATCATTTTCATTAGTCATTTAGTGTATCTTTGGTTTAAATGGCACTATGTTGGGCCGAATCTCATCGGGCTGTGATGGGGGATCTAGATCCTGTAGTACTAACTTTAAGTTATTAATATAACCCTGCATCTTATCACCAATCTCTTCATCAGTAAGGGTATCGGCTGTTACTACAGAGATATACTGTTCGAGTAGCGCTTTTGGAGGGTTGGCTTCGCCAAGGATATGCATGCTATTAATAACTTGAAAGAATTCAGGATCATTTTGATATACCATCCATGGGCTAAATTGATAATAGTTTACACCCTTTTTTGTACCCAACTGAAGCAGGCAATAGGCATTCCTAACAACAATGTTGGGATCATCACCCTCAACATCTTGCCACTCAATAACATCACACACAATCTCTTCACCACTAGATAGTTTAAACTGTTTTATATCGTTCATTCTATTTCTACCTGTATTATTTTATAATTAAATTGTTCTTTAGAATATATTTTAACCCGCTCTGCCGAATGTAATAAAGTAAAGTTCTTTTTTGCCTTCCAATGTAGGTCATCAGCAATATCAAATAGCTTTGTAGTAGAGCCGTCATCTGATTGCCTAAGTCCTCGTCCAATTGATTGTAGTACTTTAATCTGTGATTTGGACGGTGAAGCAAATATAATGTTATGCAAGTTACGTATATTTATACCTGTAGAAAACGTGCCTAATGAAGCTACAATAATAGCATCCGTTTGGGACTCAACAATACGTCTAATTGCTTCTCGAGATTCTGTATCAACTTCGCCAGACACAAAGAATACTTTCCTTCCTTCTTTAGCTGCTGATCTGATCAATTCAAATAGTGGTTTACCATGATCCTTCACTCTCTGGAATAAAACTAATGAGTTACCCTTTTGATTAAGAGCTAGGTTACGAATAAACTTATTTCGTTGTTCGTGATTAATAATAAAGTCAATTTCTTGTGGGTATGAGTTTCCTTCTTGTCCTTGTCTTGTTTCCTGTTTATATGTTAGCATTAGCATAGTAATGTCTAGCTTAGCTAATGTTCCATCATCCTGCAGGTTCTTAGTCTTTGTCACTTGATATACGGGGCCAAATAAGCCCTCAAGGACTAACTTGTGCGTCTGAGTACCATCTAGTGTTCCTGTAGTCCCGAAGCGGTACTTTGCCTCAGTTGCTTTGTTCATAATAGATGATAGAGATTTAGCTTTAAATGTATGACACTCATCACCAACGACCATACCAAATTGCTCAAACCATTTCTTAGGAAACTTATAGATGGATTGCCAAGTAGAAATAATGATTCGTTTCTTAGTAGTCTTATCCTTACCAGAATATATCCTGTGCACAGCTCTCTCAGATGCAAACCCATAGTCTTCAAAGTCAGAATACAGTTGCTCAACAAGCGATGTTGTAGGTACGACAATCAGGATCTTTTCTTGATCTGCAATCTTATTTAAGTAGTATGCAATCCAAAGATAGATGATAAACGATTTACCAGAACCCGTAGGAGATAAGAATATGCCATTGTGCTTATTTATACCATCAACAACCGCTTCGTATTGATATTCCCTTGGCATGAATGGAAGATTAATAGACTCTAACATCTCATTGAAGTCATCTGTATCAATCTTATCTTGGATCCCTGGGATGCCGTAATCTGACTCTTCAAGGTCTATCTCGTAACCACGCTCGACACAGAATGCAATGAGGTACACTGCTAGCCCAGCGTTGAGTTCGCCTGCCATAGCATTGTATAGACGGATCTTACCATCCCAGACTTTGTTCTTATATGCAGGCATAAATTTATAGCCAGGTACAAAAAAAGAGAAGTAATCGCTTAACTCAGCGGCTACTCCTCTATCACAATCTATTCTTAACATACTGTAGTCTTTTAGTCTACAAATAACGTCAGTTGCCATTTTCTTTCAAATCTCGATATGTTTG